AAGCGCGCAGTGCGCGCTCGGAGAACAGGGGGGTACTTTCCAAAGTGCTGTAAGAATTGCTCAGAATTACTTCCAGGACAAATGACTATTCACCAACAGCTTGAACAAGCATCGCCGAGCAGCGCCAGCGCCTCGGCGGAGGAGGTGGATATGTAGATGATTATTAATATTAATCCATAAGACTATAAAATCTAAAAAAAACTTCTTGTGAAGTTAAAAAATAAATTATAAAAATTGATTATAAAAATTGAATTGCTATCCATTATATTAAAGTGATTACAATGGATAGCAAATCAATTCACTGTCCAATTCACTGTCCAATTCAACAATGGACGTTGACAATGAATGTAATGGCAGATAATCTAATTGAATATAATACAAAAGAAAATAATACTGGGCAAGATAATATGGAACAATATAAAGAATCTTGTGCTATTTGTATTCCAGGGGCCTCTGGTAAATGGAACAACAATCTACCGGATGTTCTACTGAAATATTGCCGTGTTATTAATGTTCCACCTAGTTATCAAAAACAGACAGGAGACATGCGAGAAGACACAGTAAAAAACCTTGTTGAATCTAATTCTGACAGTGATATCATTGCGATTGGTCATAGTGAAGGTGGTGCACGTCTAATGCGTCTTATGGAAGATATTAGTATTGCGAAAAATATTAAAGCACTGATTCTTATCAGTCCAGCATATTCTGTTAGTAATATCAAGACTGATATTACTAAACTTGTTAATAATCTTATTGAAATGAATATTCCTGTGTACCTCATTGATGCTGAACACGGATTTGGCGGTTCATTGCCTTGCTGGCGATGGTCTACACGAGTAAAATTTAAAAAGAACTTCGTAAATCTATCATCCTTTAGTAAGCATATTATGATTAAGAATTCAGAACATCGATTTGTAAATAAAAAAGAATCTGAGGAATTGATTCATAAAATCCGTTCATGGATTACAAAGTTTAAAATTAACTAATACGATTTAATACAATTTTAATACATTTTTAATATAACTTTAATACATTTTTAATATAACTTTAATACATTTTTAATATAACTTAATAATAATACAATTGTATTATATATGGAGCATTATTTAAGAAAGCATTCCCAGGTATATCGAAAAAGACATTTTTTAAAAGATAAGATGAACAAAGACCTTAAGAAAAGAAATAATTTAAAAGATGCTTTCGGAAGAAAAAATACCCTTAATAGCAAAGAACTACATAAAATGACTGTTAAAAATATCAGAGAAAAAGTTGTAAATAAAGACAAAAATAGATATCAGGGGTCAGGCAAACTTAAGAAAGATGATTTAATAAATTTTATTATAAATAAACAAGTTACAGAAGAGAATCGTAAAGGTGGTTTTGATTATGCTGGTTTATTAGAAGAAATGAATGATAATTGTCTAAAATTAAAGTCTCATAAAATCAAATCATATTTAGATATTTGTGCTGCACCTGGTGATTATTCAGATTATTTATCAAGAACTCTCAAATGTAAAGGTGTTGGAGTCACACTACCAGTAAAAGATGGTGGTATGGAATTCAATTATAATTTAAAGAATTATAATTTGGTTCATTTAGACGTTATCAAAGAATATGATAAAAATTTTTCATCTGAGAAGTTCGATTTTATTGTTTCGGGATGTTTAGATATGACACATATCAAGAAAAAACCATTCTATGATATAAATTTATGGCTTTCTACTATCCTATTGGCATTTCTGAATCTAAAACCAGGAGGAATATTTGCCTTTAAAATTAGTTTAAAATATATTAATTTGGCCTCAAATGTAATGTTTTTATTTGAACAATTTTTCGATTCTATAAAAATATTTAAATCAACAAAAGCAATTCCTTTTCGTTCAATGTTCTATGTTATCGGATATGGGTTTAAAATGAACAATGATTATTTTCCTTTATTAAAAGAGATTTATAGAAACTATAATGAAGAATCAGATGATACTGATATGAAAGATTTGAAATTTAAAATGATTTTTGAAGATACAAATATAATGAGGCAATATATGAAAATGTTTGAAGATGTATTTCAAACACAGATTAAAGGGATTCAGGAAATTATATGATTTAATCCATAAATAAGAATAATTTAGGATAATATTGTTTATTACCTAATTTTAAATCATAAGTATTATTATCTTTGTTATAATCTATAAATTTCTTTTTATGTTTAAAAATAATATTTGGATTTTTTATTATTTTATTATAAAATAATTTTCCATATTTATCAATTACAAAACGACTAAAATGGTCGGCTACTGAATCAGTTAAATAAGATAATTCATGCTCGTAATTATCAAATGTAATTATTTTATCTGAAAGAGTTGCATAATATTTTAAATATATACTTTCTAATTTTTTCAAATGATTTTTTGTTAATGATCTTAATATTTTTTTAAATTTGCTATTTGATAAAATAATAATTTGCCAAAAATACTTATGAGTAATTCTATATTTCTTCATATTATATGATTATATGATTATATAAATATAATTAATTATTGCCCAGATTAACATAGCTACTATTAATGATAAATATCTTGAGTTTGTCGAAATTAATAATACATATTGAACTACTGCAGCTATTAATAATATTAAACAATTAACTGAATAATTATATGAGTAGTTCAAAAGATTATTATCTAATATTAATATAGTTGCTAATAATCCAATTGGAAATGCTGCAATAAATGATGAATATTTAATATCTACATATGTGCTCAAATATTTAATTAACACAAATAAAATACCACCAAATAAAAAAAGAAAAATATAATTTATTAATGAATTGTTCATATATAAATTAGAAATATTAAATAATCTATTATTTTTTGATATTTCCAAATAGATTCTATTTGGAAAAGTGGTTCGATCACGTTGGTCTCGGCGGGGCTTGAACCCGCGACCTCGGGCTCATAAGACCCGCGCTCTAACCAACTGAGCTACGAGACCATCCCCACTAAATAATAATAACTTTATTTCTTTAAATGAATTATTTTACGTTTTTAAATATTTAATTTAAAATTTATTATATGAAATGAGTAATAATCAATTAAAAATAATTGCCTTAATTCCAGCCCGTTGTGGTTCTAAAGGAATTCCCCATAAAAATATAAAAGGATATCATAATTTCCCTTTAATTGTTCATTCTATTAATATTGCGAAGAATTCTAGTTATATCACCGATATTGTTGTTAGCACAGATAGTAATGAATATAAAAAAATAGCAGAAGATAATGGTGCCAATTGTCCTTTTTTACGACCATCTGAAATTTCTAGTGATTTATCGACTGATTATGAATTTATTAAGCATTATGTAGAATGGATGCAAAAGAATGATAATGAAAATATTCCAGATTTAATTGTTCAATTACGTCCAACTTATCCAAATCGTAACATATTTGATCTGAATAAATGTATTCAAAATATGATTGAAAATGAAGAATATTCTTCGTTAAGAACAGTTATTCCATATGAAAAAAGTCCATATAAAATGTATTTAACAAAAGATCATATTTTAAAACCATTATTTGAAGAAGTTAATGGTTTAAATGAGCCATATAATAGATGTCGTCAAGATTTACCAACTACTTATTTACACAACGGTTGTATTGATGTTATTCGAACATCTTCATTTATTAAATATAACAGTATTACAGGTCCAAAAATTTATGCATACATTATGGATAAAGAGGAAGTTAATGATATAGATAATTTAGAAGATTGGGGAAAATCCGAATTAAAATTCAAACAATTATTTGAATAATAAACGCTTTCTGATAACTATTTTATTCTTATATATTCATTTATGAATCATTTAATTCTTTTAATAAATACACAATATAAGTCTCTAGATTAACGATGACTCTACTTTTATTTATAAGATGTTCATGATAAGCAGTATTTTTAATTATGTTATATTTTTTTTCATACGTAATGTCTTCATTTTTGATTAAATTATCTAATAAGTATTTCATTATTATTTGAGGTGAATTATCTGTTTCTAATAATTTTAAAATAATACTATTAAGTATACATATTTTTTTTACCAATGGTTTTTTTGAATATAATTCTTTACATAGAAATTCTAAAGATTCATTAAAATTTATAGTATATCTGATTTTATAAGTTTTAGATTCTATTTTTATAAATAAAATATATAACAATTTTTTTATAGAAATAATACCCATCAAAGTTGCGCTTTGAATTATCTTAATCATATTTTGCTTATTCACATTTAATATACTCTTTATAAAATTAAATCCTTCATCTTCTGTAATTATTGGAATCCTAATACACAAACACCTACTTCTAATAGGATGAATTATTTTTGATATGGAACTACTATGTAAAATAAATCTATTATTAAAAGATAGTTTTTCTATAATTGTTCTGAATCTTAACTGATATTTCTCATTTAATAAATCAAAATTATAAATAACAACTACTTTATATGTCGAATTAACAATTGATGAAGTTGAAGTATATTCTTTAATTAAGTCTATTAATATTTGTACATTTTTATTTATAGTTTTAATATTAAGATCTAAATGATAATCAGAATGATTACAATGTATAATCTTATTTGATAACGAAAAATCATACGATTTTATTTTGATATTTTTAAATATATTTCCCAATAATAAATTAATTAATACTGTTTTGCCTTCATGTCCATAAAAAATCATATTTTGAATATATTTCATATTTTTAATAAAATGTATCCTATCTCTGTGTAAAATGCTATCTTCTATTTTAGATGGTATTTGTGCTTCACTAAATTTTATAAAATCCATATTATTAATTATTATTAAATATTTAAAACATTTTCATTTTTTTTAATACTTTTAATACTTTTAATACTTTTAATTTTTACTTATAGATTTAAATTATACAGTGTATCAGCACAATTATTCAAATTTAAATAATCACCGTCATTTGTGTAATAATCTATAAATATTTTAAACTTTATTTTGTTAATAATTTCTCAGTTGAATAAGATTCAGTTGAATAAGATTCAGAGGAATTATTATTGAACGAGGTGCCTCATCCACCAAAAAGAGAAAAATAACTGCTCTTTTTTTTAGAACTTTTTTTTTTAGAACTTTTTTTTTTAGTTGGTTTTTGTTTTTTATGTGAATCTCTTATTTGCTTATCTGTCAAATATCTCTTACCAGATTTACTTCGAATATAGTTAGCACCAGATTTCGTAGTATAAACTACACGTTTTAAACCACTTCGCGTGATATAAAATATTTTCGGCATTATATATTTTATTATAATATTTTATATTAAAGTCAAAATTTCTTTTACAAGATTAGTTCTATATTTTTTAACCGTCTGTAATTTTTTTACATAAGCTAAATTACGTTTATAAGACATTAAATGATTCTTAAAATCAGGAAAATCTTCATAATCATCTTCTTCACTTTGTATACATTCTAAATATGTGTTTATAATATTAATTAAAATTGTATCTTCTATAAAATTATCAATGTTCTGTTTCCAGGATAGATTAAAATATTCTAAATTTTTTCCATTTTTTCGCAATGGAAAAACGGTATCGTCTTGTAAATAATATCTTTTAAATAATTCAACATCTTCTATGTAACTATTTTTATTTAAATTTGTTTTAATAATTGATTTATTAATATCAAAACCTTTTTTTAATTTTTCAAAATTAATTTGATTTTTAATTAAAGAATTTTTGTCTTGTTTATTTATAGTATTTTTTATATCAAATAATATATCTTTAAATTCAAATAACTGAGCTTTAATTACTGTTATTTCAGATTTAATTACTGTTATTTCAGATTTAATTACTGTTATTTCAGATTTAATTACTGTTATTTCAGATTTTAAATTTTCCATATATTAATATATATAATAAGAATTTTATATGCGTAAATAAAATTTTATATGCGTAATTAGAATAATATATTAATATTTTTTAATAATATAATATACTATAAATTTAATAAAATGGATGAATTATTACTATTAAAATTAAAAAATAATTTAAAAAAGACAAATAATACTATTTTAAATGAAGTAATTATACAGAATTATTTAACAAATATTAATTCTTATATGAAGGAACTTAATGAATTATTAGAAGATATTCAAACTAATAATATATCAAATATTGAAAAGAAGCAAAAAGAAATAGTGATTGAAAAAAAATCAATGGAACCATTTATTAGATATTTAATGATATATAATACATTTTTAACTAATTTACATAATTAATGTAAAAAAAATTTTTGATATGGATCATCTTTTTTTTTAGCACATTCTGATAATATTACTTGTTGTTTTTTATTATTATTTTTATCGTTTGACTTATTTCCTAAAGTAGCTCTATCTGTTAATCCACTTAGTGTTAAACACATATTCGATTTATCACTTTCACTTGTTCTAAATTCATTATCATTCGTATAATTAAATTCCGAATAGAATTTTTGTTTATCGCTTTTATTATCATTTGTATTACAAACAAAAACCTCTTTATTATCATTATAACAAATGCCATAATCACTTTCTATGGGTTCATCTGTTTTTCCGCTAGTTTCTTTCATATATGCTGTCTTAATTTGATTTTTTTGTGTATATTGCCATCGTTCTTTATTTGTTAAAATAAAGAAATCTTTATTATCTCTATCAGATTCTTTATTTTTAGATAGAGGTGGTCTCAATACAACAATACTATTTAATGGCTGGGATGTATTTATATTAGGAATTGATATCGGCTGTGTCGGATTTCCTTGGCAATACAGACCTTGATATGAACTTGTTTTATCACCAACATCTCCTTTTGGTCCTTGTGGTCCTTGTTTACATTTAATCTTTTCTAATTTCTCATTTACTTTAGCATCAATAAACTCGCCATATATTTTTTGAAGTTGGGTTTTGATTGCTTTACTTATTAAATTTTGAATCTTATTTTCACTATTTTCACTATTTTCAAGATGTTCAATACAATTTTGGCAATATAATCCCACAACTACTAAAATCAATATACATAATAATAATTTATGTTTCATATATAAATTATAATTATAATTATATTTTATCAAAACATATTATATAATGAAAAAAGATAATTTGATGATGTCTATAATTATCATAAATTTTATAATATCTGCATTGGTATTAATATATTACTTTTATATTTTGAAATATATTAATAAACTCAAAGACAATGAGATATGTGATAAATTAAATTATCCTTATCTAAACATATTTTATGGAATTATTATTATTATTATAGTATTTTTAGTAATATCATTCGTAATAAAATTTCCGTTCGTTCAAAGATTATTTGGTATAAATTCTATTTCTTTATTAAATTTAATAATTAAATATGGTATACTAATTATTATAATTTCATTATGTTTTAATACATTCATTGTAAAACTATTATATGATATAGGTAATCAACCAAAATGTAAAGATATATATCCTAACTTCAGAATATTTATATATATAATAGCTTCAATAGACGTGATTTTAAATTTAATGAATTTATATTCAGCATTAGTTTTAAAACCATTGTCTAACAAAGAACTAAAAACTATAAAGAAATATCTAAAGAAATCTAAAAAGAAATCTTAAAAAAATTAATCGTTTTCTGTAATATTAATTTCTTGTACTGTTTTTTTTCTTCTGTATCGAATTATCGAAGCTGTTGTATAAATAAGTCCATCTAACATTTCTTCTAATGCCATAAGCTCCCAGTCATCGTCTAATGTTCCAAAATCTTGCGTATTCTGATCTACTCTAACACCGTGCATATATTTTTTTATACCAATCTGCATTCGTTCTTTTAATAATTTCAGAATTTCCGAGTTATCATCATAATCTTCTGGTTTTTTAATAACTTCTATATTTTTTTCAACTTTATTAGTTTTTTTTTTACTATAGTTCGCAAGAAGATCTAATGTATCATCATCCATTTTATATTCTTTTAAAATATAATATTTAAATAATAATATTATATGATTAATCTTATTAAATAAAAAAATGATACCTTTTTTATATATTACTTATTATTAAATTGTATCAGTTATTTAAATAACTGATACAATTTGCCCAAGAGAGTTTGTAACATTCATTCTTTTATTATCCCCAACACGATAATAAAAGAATGGCGAATATCTCGAAGTCATGCAGGCAAGAGCGGTTTAAAAAGAAAATCCATAAGCATGATAAGTCTACCTTTTCCAAAGGAAAAGAAAGTAGCCATCACACAACCGTAGGGATGTAAACCCAGTGAAAAAAGGGAGAGTCTATCATCGAAGACTTGAAGGCAGCACACCCGGCTACTAGATAGCCAAATAAATTTAAACTCATACTCTAATTAATTCTCTAATATAAAAAATGATACCTTTTTTTTATATTATTTATTATTAGATTGCTTTCTTTGCGAACACACGGGAAGTAACATGCCTAGGTGTATATTATTATGTTCTTCCTCAACACGAAGATCAATAATAATATATACCGAAGTCGTGTGGGCCGACCATCACGATAAGTCTACTATCTTAAATTAGTAGCCATCCACAACATAGGGTGAAGACGAGTGACAATAATATCAACATCGGATATTATATTGATTCCGTACTTGAGCAACAAGAGGGCATAAATGCCTTGCTGAGCCGAATAATTTTAAAAATAAGAACATTACTATAAAAATGATACCTGATGCCTTCAATAATATGTATTCTAAATTGCTCTTCACGACTTAAACGACCACAATGGATACCAAATGTATGATTTGTATGGATGTGTCTGCGGTCGTCGGTCGCCTATGTTGCGACAAAAACGAGCACTACGTGTGTGATGACAAAGAGTGCCAGGAAGCCCTTCTGGGCCAAGCTCAGCAGCATAGCTTCGAGCTGTCCTGTAAAGTTATGGGCATCGAGTGCACAGGGTTATTTCCAAAGAATGAACTGAGAGAACTAGCAGAGAAGCTGGGGACTCCAGTAAATGAAGAAGAAACTGATGTGACGCCTCCACCGGCTACACTCGAACAGGAATTTTACAGCGTACTTACCTGTGGTAGAACTGTAATGTGCCCGGGTTGCCAGGCATTTACACAGAAAAACGACGCGTGTATGCACATGCACTGTGACAATTGTAGGACAAGCTTCTGCTTTTGCTGTGGGAGACCATCCGGCACTGCGCCAGGGTCTTGTCCTACGGGCACAGAACAAGGTGGTTGTGATGCAACCAATTGCTACCTAGAAAACAATCCCGGTTTTGGCCGAGACCAGCTCTGGCACGAGGTCCAGATGAATGGTTTTGGCCGAGGCCAGCCCCCGATGAATGGATTTGGCCGAGGCCAGCCCCCGATGAATGGTTTTGGCCGAGGCCATCTCATGAGGGGTGGTCTTGACCGAGGTCAGCCAAATGAACAAGCTTCATCTGGAAATATCGCTTTGGAGAAATTCTATCTCAAGCGGACTCTATGGTTTCTTAAGATATTCTACTTGTCCCTTCGCACGACATCGGAGATTATTCAGTTTGAGAGACTTGTCACGACAATTGACATTCAGGGTAAGTGCTACACAACTGTAGAAATTCTGGAAGCGAAGTCTCCGCTGTTCGGACAGACAAAAGAATGTGAAATTGAACTTCCAATGGAAACATTGAAAGTTGGTTACGCCACCGGGGCAGTTCTCACTCGCTTTAACGAATGGCTTGAAATACACGCTTCGTGTATGACGAATGCGCACCGCTTTGCGACTATCATTCAGAATCACTGGCGTAGTACAGCTGTCCGTAATCGTAATGATTATTTACAACATCATGCGTCAGACTGGAATCCACCATGCTCCACAAAATTTTGTAAAGCTCCCCGTAGCATCAACCCGCATACTTTGGAATTTTACGAGACTTGTTGCCGTTCTTGCTGTAATGTATGGAGTACTGAACTAAATACATCATGTGAGCCTCCGCGCCCCACCTGTACGACATCAGGCTGTAATCGACCAAGAGCACCAAAACGCCGTTCTAAAGAATTCCATCCCACATGCTCATTGACGTGCACTGAATCATTGCCTGGAGGTAAACTTGCCTACGAGGCTTATCGAAAGTGGATATCAGATCTTCGATCTCAGGGTTGAATCTTACGCGTATGTTTGTCAAACCTAGTTCTTTTGAACTAAAAATAATTTAATTAAATAAAGTTTTAAATAAAGTTTTAAATAAAAGAATAAAAAAATAAAAAAAATAAAAAAATAAAAAAATAAAAAAATAATTATAAAAATATAATACTTTATCTTATACTTAATTAACCACTACATCCTTCACAAACAGAACCATACTTTTCTTCTATCTGTTTAATTTTTTCAGGGTCAATTGTGAATTTCTGTGCTTCTGCTTTAGACTGTGTTCTCATATAATATGAACATGTTTTCAAACCATTCTTCCATCCAAAGAATAATGCTTTTGTCAAGTCATTCGGACTTGGGTCTTCAAAAAATAAGTTCATGCTTTGAGTTTGATCTATAAATGGTCCTCTATCAATTGACAATTGAATTAATATTTTTTGCTCTATTTCCCAAGCGGTTTTATATAAGTTACGAATATCTAGGGGAATAATCTTAATATTTTGAATACTACCATTATGGTGAATAATCAAATCCTTCATTTCATCATTCCATAGATTTAATAATTCTAGGTCCATTACCAAATGTTTATTAATTATTCTAAAATCACCCGCCATGGTTCGTCTATTATAAATATTATTCGTATACGGTTCAAAACATTCATTATTGCCAAGTATTTGCGATGTTGATGCCGTTGGCATAAGGGCTACCAATAAACTGTTTCGAACTCCTTTATCCATAATTTTGTTTCGCAAGTCTTCCCAGTTATATTTATCACTCGGTTTAACATCCCATAAATCAAATTGGAATTTACCTACGCTTAAAGGAGACCCCTCAAATGTCGAATAAGGACCTTCTTTAATCGCCAATTCATTTGATTTTACAAGAGCGCCATAATATATTGCCTCAAAGATTTCTTTATTCAATTCGCACGCCTCTTTGCTATCAAATGGCATACTCATTTTAATAAAAACATCGGCTAAACCTTGAACACCTAAACCAAGTGGACGATGTTTTTTATTTGATACCTTCGTTTCAGGAACAGGATAATAATTTAAATCTATAACTCTATTTAAATTATTAATTAAAACTTTAGTTGCTTTAATTAACATTCCAAAATCAAAATATACTGAAATTTCTGATTTTAATTCATTAAATCCTCCTATATATTTCATGGTTTCTAAATTATATTCACCATCTATTAATTCTTCATTTATAGTTTTTATAAAAACCTGTGGCATTGAATCTACAGTAGTTTCGTATAATGTATCTATATCCATATATATTTTGTTTCGTTTTTGTTTATCATTTAGCATTATTACTTCAAATTTCAAATCATATTTCTTACATAATATTTTTACTAAATTACAGTTAGCACAATTATCTTTTGAATAAATAATTAATGTCTCATTATCTAAATTAGTTTTTACAAATTTAGGAAGTCCCAATGAACCTAATGTACAACATGCATATTCTTCTGAGCTAGAATATTCAACAATTTCAGCACATAAGTTAGAACTTTTAATAACACCTATATTACTTTGATTTGATTTACGATTAATATGGTCTTTTTGTAAAATATAAGGCGTGCCTGTTTCAATTTGAGAAGTAATTATTGATGACCATATATCACGTGCTGACAGTTGTTTTATGAACTTACCTTCTGATTCATACTCTATATAACGTTTTTTATATTCATCTCCATATAAATCCGATAGTTCTTGACAATCATCTGGATTAAATAAAGACCATATTAAATTTGACTGAACTCTTTCCATAAATAAATCTGAACACCATAATGCTAAAAATAAATCTCGTGTTCTTTCTTCCTCATTACCGTGATTCTTTCTCAAATCTAAAAATTCTAAAATATCAGGATGATGTGGTTGTAAGTAAACAGCAATTGAACCATTTCTTTTTCCTCCTTGATTAACCGCTTTAGCAGTTTCATTAAACACCTTCAAAAATGGGATAATTCCATTTGACGTGCCATTTGTTCCACGAATATATGAATTCTTAGATCTTATTTTATCAATATCAACTCCAATTCCCCCTGAATTTTTAGATATTTTAGCACAATCTGAAATTACTTTAAATATTGAATCAATTGAGTCATCTAATCCTAGTAAAAAACAACTTAATAACTGTGGGCGTTTCGTCCCTGCGTTAAATAAGGTTGGAGTAGCATGAATAAAATATTTATTTGACATATAATCATACGATTCTAATCCACTTTCTAAATCATTCATATGTAATGATAGTGAAACTCTCATCAGCATATCTTGAATACGTTCAACAACTTTTCCATTAATTTTAAATAAATAATTACGCTCTAGTGTTTTAAATCCAAAAAAATCAAAATTATAATCTCTATTATAATCTATTCTATTATTAATTGTATCTTTGTTTAAATTTATGAAATCTAATAATTCTTTTGTAATTAATGGGCATTGTTTATTATGATAATCTTTATAATTATATAAAATATCTGCTTTTTCTGAAAATATATCTAATGTATTTTTATGATTATTTGAAATTATAATTCTATCTGCTAATTTACCATAATCCAAATTACTTGTGATTAATGAACTACATATAGTAGCTGTATGTTCATCTAATTCTGTTGTTGTAATTAAATCTTTAATTTCGCCAATTACTTTCATGGCAATTTCTGTAGCATTAACAGATAAATTATAACATTGAGAGTTAATTCGTCGTGTTATTTTATCAAAAGATACTAATTCAATTGTTCCATTTCGTTTTGTTACATTCATGTTACAAATATTCATATAATTATAATTTTAAATAGATAAAAATCATTTTAAAAAAACATTTTAATTTAAAAAAAATAATATTTATATAGTGATGAAAGTTTATAAAACAAAATGTGGATATTTTTATAAAGAATATAAAAATGGGAAAAAAATAAGAATATCTAAAGAAAAATATTTAAAGCTCAAAAATTCTAAAATTAAAAAGACACAAAAAAGAAATTATTCTAAAAAACAAAAAGGTGGAGTAATCACAACTGGTAATGCCATTAGAAGAGTATTTAATCATACAACCCGTTCTAAAATGAGTGAAACCCACAAATTTAATATTAATAAAATACAGAATGTATTATTACCACATAGAAAAAATACAAATATTAATAGAAAAATAAATAAATCTTTTAGAAATAGTGTAAGTAAAGATATGAAATGTAAAGTATGTAATGAAGAAATAATTAAATCACTTTTTAATAAAATAAAATATTATAGTTATAAGCGGTGCCCATATTGTGGACATAATACACATAATCAGTGTTTTAATGATAAAACATATGAATTATTTGGTTCTAAAGATCTAACAGCAAAGAGAAAAGTTCAGGTATGTAAATTATGTGCTTCCTTTTTAGATGAATATTATAAAGTTGTTAATAAAGATATGCCAAATGGTTATACTAAACAAAATCTTGATATAGTATTAAGATTTGAAAGTGTTTTTTCGAACATTGATAATTTTAATAATATAGTTTTAGTAGATGCATCTGGTATATATTTAAAAGAAAAACAACCAGAAATGGCAGGAAAGTCTGCTGGAAGTTTATACAAATTTTTAGGTGTAAATAAGATTAAAGATGAAAATAATAATACATTTAAAAATTTAACAATGGGGAAAGTTGTTAAAACTACATATACGAAAAATGAAAATCAAATAGATGTAATTCATGCATATAGTTATGATTTTAGAACTTCCACTTATTCTTCAATGAATAAAGCACAATGTATAAAAGAGTTATCAAAAGTATATAAAAAAGTATTTGACAAGTTTATTGAAACCAATAAAAAAACTTTACATTTATTGCCTTTATCTGGTGGATTATTTGCAGGAATACACAAATCTAATATGAAGACAATTACATTTCAGGCAATACAAGAAGCATATCAAAATATTATAAAACTAAATAAGTATTCTACCTTGTCTCAAAAAACCATCATATTATGTTTATATTCACTTAATGAATTTAGTACATATTTTAGTACTGGATTTTATAAATTAAATGAATCATCATTAGAATCATCATTAGACTCATCATTAGACTCATCATTAGACTCATCATTAGACTCATCATTAGACTCATCATTAGACTCATCATTAGACTCATCATTAAGTTTAGAGAATTTATTTATTGAAGATTTAACAAATAATACAAATACAAAAATAGAAAAATATTCTAAGAAAAACTTACGAGAATTATCCGTTCAATCTTCTACATATACAACTCAATTGGTGGAATCTAAAAATTCTGAAGTTATTGAGTTAACATTTGAACATTGTAATACATATAACGATTTTATTATCGAATATGCAGCTATTATGAATGCATTAAGTCAATTTAAGGAAAAAAATTCTGAATATGAATTCATTTTAACTATGAAAAAATTAAGATTTAAAATGAATTCTCGAAGATTAAATTTATGTAGACAAGCATTTTTGAAACATTTTTATTTAATGATACCATTTCATTTAAGATTTAAAAAATATATAAATATTGAAAATCCAATTATAAATCCAACAAATATAACACAATATTTAGAATTTAATCAAGCGAAATTGTGTAAACAATTACAAATACAATTAATTAGACATCGTGAAGGTTCAGTAGGTATTGCTAAATTACTACATACATTATTTTTAGATAATTATAGAATTGCTCTGTTAATTGCTGGAAATAGTGGATGTCCAGGTGGGAACTTTGGTAAAAATTTAGGCTCAAATTTTATAAAAAATTCAGGTGAAATTTCAAGAGGACAACATCCATTACAAGAAGAAAGTGTAATTCAACAATGGTTAGAAAATGAACAAAAAATGTCCCGTGTTTCAGGTGGTGATATATTAAATCATACTATTAGAGGACAATGGGGATTATTTGATTTAGATTTAGACGCATCTAATACAGATTATAATACAATTCAGGGAATTAATTATAAAAATGCCGGTGCGAAAGACTATAGAACATCATGGGTATGTGAGAATTGTTGTTTAGATAGTTCAACTAACTTAAAATGTGATTTGGTTTTTGTAGCTGGTCCTAATATAGATGGTAAAGGCTTACTCTGTGGCTCTATGGTAAGAACTTTAAATGAAAAAATGAAAAGAGATATTAAAAATAGAGGTGGATCATATGATAATATTAAAAAAGTTAAATTAACGTTTGAAAATAAATTATTAAAAATTGATGAGAAAGAAGAAAGTTCATTTATTACTGGGATTAAAGAAGCTATTTATGCGGGATTGTATGCGGCATATAAAACTGGTTGTTTTATAGTATTAGTTCCTTATATATCAGGTGGAATATATTATTCAAATAAACCAGACAAACAAGATAAATTAAAGAAACTTTATCCAATTATTTTAAAAAGTGTTCTTGATTTCGAAATACCAAACACAGATAAAACATTTAGAGAACATTTTGCTCATATTATATTATGCGATATTATTACTCCCAAGGAATATGCACTCGAACCTAAAAATGTAGATTTTAAAAATGCACTTTATATTGAACGTTTATATACAAATGCAAACTCAAATCACAAATTAAACTCAAATAACAACTTAAAAATAGAAGAAGCTAGTCTTTTACGCGATATGAATGGTTCTTCAAATGAATTAAATAAATTATTTGCAGAAAATTTTAAATAATAATGATTAAAAATATTATATGGATAAAACTACATTAGAAACACACGATTATGATACCAGATTAACTAAAGTTATGACAACCAAAAAAGATGTATCTAATGAGGAATTTAAAAAATTTATTAAATGTTTAACAGAAATCAATAATTTCTTAAATCAGGATTGTTCTTTAAAAATTCAATCTAAAATAAATGCGCAGAAAACAATTCATTTATTAGCAAATGATAGACAAAATAATTATGATGAAAGAAATAAAATTCATACAGAATTATTATTACCAATTATATGGAATAAAATTAAAAGTTATAATGAATTGACAATGTATGATATATTTGTAGAACAATTAAATGATATTATTACAAGTGGTCCTTGTGCGCAAGGCAGAACAACTAGATTAATTCAATTATTATCAATCTAGTTGTTATTTACTATTTATCAATTTAATCATTCGTTATACTGTTTTGTTATAGTTTCCTCTGCTTTCTTCGTGCGATCTGGCGTAAACTGTAACCACATATCTAAAACACTTTGCTTACCCGCTGTATTAGATTCCTTTAACTGAACTTTATCAACCTCATCTTTGTAACAACCAGGGGGTAAAAAATTATTAGATTTATATTTTTGTAATAGTGTTTTATATTTGATTAATCTACAGTAGGAAGGTCTATTATTTGTGCTGCTCTTCTCTCTAAATAGTATTTGTTCATCAGGGGATAAGGTCTTCTCCCCGCTCCCGCAGGTAGTATATACCTGGACTGAGAGATATATATCTTCATCTGTAAGATTTTCATCTTCTTTTAGATATTTATCTTGTGATTTATTATCTTTTGTATAATAGTTTTTATGATTAGTTATATAATCTTTTATATACGTCCTTAAATAAGATGTTTTTTTCGGTACCATCGTTTTAAATCTTTTAACAAGGGCATCAATTATGTTATTATCTTTCTCATGTGTAGAGAGAAGAACATTTATTCTCTCGTCTATTATTCTTTTAGCGTTTATACCAAGTGTTTTTTTTGCATTTTCTTCTTTTGCGTTTGCCCTTGCTTTTTCTGCTTTTTTTTGTATAAAAGTTTTACGATTTCGTCTTCCTCTAACTACTGATTGAATTTTAGTGATTGCTTCTGCTTCTGCCTTTGCTTTTTCTGCTTCTGCCTTTGCTTTTTCTGCTTCTGCCTTTGCTTTTTCTGCTTCTGCCTTTGCTTTTTTTACCTGTGCTTTTTCTGCTTCTTCTTCTTTTGCCTTTGCCTTTGCTTTTTCTGCTTCTAACTGTGCTATTCTTTTTGCTTCTTCTTCTTTTGCTTTTGCCCTTGCTTCTTCTTCTTTTGCCCTTGCTTTTTCTGCGTTCGCCCTTGCTTTTTCTGCGTTCGCCCTTGCTTTTTCTGCGTTCGCCCTTGCTTTTTCTGCCTGTGCTTTTTCTGCTTCTGCCTTTGCTAGTCTTTTTGCCCTTGCTTTTTCTGCTATTGCCTTTGCTTTTTCTGCTTCTGCCTTTGCTTTTTCTGCCTGTGCTTGTTCTGCTATTGCCTTTGCTTTTTCTTCTTCTGCCTTTGCTTTTTCTGCCTGTGCTTGTTCTGCTATTGCCTTTGCTTTTTCTTCGTCTGCCTTTGCTTTTTCTGCCTGTGCTTGTTCTGCTATTGCCTTTGCTTTTTCTGCTTCTGCCTTTGCTAGTCTTTTTGCCCTTAATTTATTATATTTATCTATTAAACTAGTTCTGTTTAATTCACTATTAATAATAAAATTTAATTCTTCCTGTAATGATAAATCTTTTTTTTCAAAAGATATATATTTGGGTATAGATTTATTATTTTTATTTTTAATATGTAATTTTTTACCTTTCTTAGTTAATATATCATATACAGATTCAAATTCAAATCCTTTAACGTCATTATTATATATCAAACAAAAATCAAATATATCGAAATCATAAGGAACACTATCATTTATTAGCATTATTAATTGTCCCTTCGAATTCCGAATAATATTAATTTTATTTACATTGTCATTGTTAATATTAAATAATTCTTTTAAAAAATCTAATATATTCTGTTCAATATTTGTTAAGAAATAAAAAAAATTATAATTATAATTATAATTATAATTATGATTTAAATATTTATTATATATCTCTATTAACTTATCAAATTGTTTAATACACGTTATAATAAATTCTTTGTCTTCTGTTTTAATAATAAAATTTTCATTAGTTATATTCATAAAATAAGTATTTAAAAATAGTTTTATATCTTCTGATGATATAGCCAATTTCAGTATCAGTATATTGCAATTATAACATATAATTCTATTTTGACTTTCAAGACACGTTCCACATGTCATATTAAAATTGTTATCACAGGTATTACATTTATATACATTTCCAAATAATCTCATTTTAGACCATGAACAATATTCAGATTCAATACTATCTTGTTTAGGAATATTTTTAAATTCGTCTATTTTTTTTTGTATATCATCTGTTATTTTATATATTCTTTTATCAAATTCAATTTTACTGATATTATCTTTTATTTTATATAATTGTCTTCCTTCATAACTACACGAATAAATATTGTCATCTATATTACTATTTTGCATATAGATTATTTTTAGATAATAGTTTTAAATAATTAATCAAAACTTTTTATCTAAAAAAATGTATATGGAAACAATTAAGAAAAAAATACGCTCTTCTCGAAGTAATATTTCTGAAAATTCATTAAATGTATATCTTTCAAATATTCGAAAAGTATTCAAAGAAGCATTTAAGAATGATTCAGATATGAAACATCTGAATCAATTTGCTAAAGTTAAAAAATATCTAGATACATTAACACCTGCTACTCGGAAAAATGTAATGACTGCTCTTATGGTGTTATTAAAAGCCTCTGATACAAAAAAAGGAACTTTAAATAAATATCAGAAATATTTTGAAGGTTTGATAACAGATTTTGAAAATAATTATGATAATCAAACTAAAAGTGAAAAGGAAAACAAAAATTGGATTACTCAAGAACAATTAGATAAAAAGATTGAAGAATTAGAAAGCAAAATTGATAAATTTGATATGACTAAACTAACAAAATCCCAAGAAGATACTATTCAACAACATCTTATATTACTACTATATACTGAAATACCACCTATACGGAATGACTATGCCCAAATGAAAGTGTATTATAATAAAGAAGTTAAAGGTGAGAACTATATACATCTTAAGAAAAAACTTATTTTTCTCAGTAAGTATAAAACATCAAAAACCTATGGCGAAAAGCAAATTGAGATACCTGCTAAAGTTGTTAAAATTGTGCGTCGTTGGGTCGATATTACAGGTAATGAATATTTATTAATCAATATTCGTGATCGCAATCCAATGACCAATAATGGACTAACTAAGTATTTAAATAAAATATTCAAACCTAAGAAAGTATCTACAACTCTGTTGCGTAAGCTATATTTATCTGAAAAATATCCTGTAATCCATAATCGAAAAGATATGAAAAAAGATGCTTACATAATGGGACATTCCTTAGAGACACAACAAGGCATATATAGAAAAAAAAATTGATAAAATAGTATTTGATTTAAACTATCTATATAGATATATTGTAAATAAAATGTTAGATTATTATAGTTCTTTTATCAAACCCAAAGATGAAATTTATAGAGAAACCATTTCAAGATATCCAACTTATTCAGAAGCCTATATACGATATAAACTAGATTATTTATATGAAACAGAGTTTATAAGTGTTGTATCTGTAAGTGGTTGGATGGTCTTTGTAGGACCTTCTGTCATAGAACAGATTGATATATTACTTGCAAAGGATGTAGAAACGAGCCAGTTACGATTACTACTAGCAAAATGCTTAGTTAAAAGAGATGATATATCATTAGATGTTATCGAAAAAATATCTACACACTTATCAATGTAGCACTGTAATATTAATTATACAGAGAAAACTTTTTAACTATTAGTTCTTTTAATAATTTATTTTTAAAGATTCAAAAAATAATAATATATATATTAATTATTATGTTCCAAGTATTTTATTATACAATAGATTGTTTTATGGTAACAATCTATTATTTCTTAGGAGGATTAGGAATGTCTTATTTTATGGAAAAATTTTTTGTTGATGCTGATTATCATCTGAAAAACACACAAAAAATGAAGACATTTATTTTATTATTGGATATCATATTAAGTGTGTTCGTAATTAATATGGTGGCTCTTATTTTAAGAATATGTATTCAATATGTCCCCTTTCCATTTTCAAGACAAGTTAAAAAAAGAACTACATTTCTTATTGATGGTGGAATAGTATTAGCACTTTCAATATTATTATTTCAAAAGAAATTTGATAATAAATGTAAATTATTATCAGAAAGATTTCATATTACTTAAAAAATCCATTTTTTTTTAAATTAAAAATTTTCTAAAAATTTTCTAAAAATTTTCTAAAAATTATATATTCTTTAAATTATATATTCTTTAAATTATATATTCTTTAAATTATATATTCTTTAAATTATTATCTAGACTACATATTTTCCTAAAATATAAAATAATAGACCCATTAGTAATGATTTCAAAAGTATCCCGAAAAAATTTATATCACCAGAATCTGAACATATAAATGAAATATAAGAACATAACATTGAATCTACTTGAGGAATTGATAACATAATAAATAATATGATTACTAATAAAGGATAAGATACTTCATTATAGATTACATCATACATTGTGTAATTAGGTTCTTCATATTGAGATTCATCTTCATCTTCATATTTAAATTCTTGCTCATTTAAAACCTCTTTTTTATTAACAGATTTATCCTGTTGCGGAGTAGATTGAATATGTGAATTATCTTGTTGAATTTGATTAATAATATTATCTATTTCTTTAGAATTATCTTGAACATTATCTTCTAAATTTTTTATAGATGTAGAATTTTCCATAAATATATTCTATCATAAGTTATTCTTCAATATAACTAAACGCAAATTATTTAATAGGATTATCTGAACATTTAACTGTATTTGTATCAAATTTATAACATTTATTATTAAATTTCCAAATATTATTTTTGACATAATCAGGATTGGGTGCTTTATATATTATACAACTTCTATCATTACATACTTTTCTAAATAAACAAGCGATTCCGAGACCCCATATAATAGAAATTAATATTTTTGTTTCTTTCTTTTCTAATAATTTTGAATTTAACATATATAGTAATTATCTATTTTAATAAAATTATAAAATTATAAAATTATAAAATTAATAAAATTATAAAATTAATAAAATTATAAAATTAATAAAATTATAAAATTAATAAAATTATAAAATTAATAAGGATTAATCAGTATTTTTCTAAATATACTTTATATAAATGAATTATAAAATTATAAATATTTTAATGACTAATAGATTATTCAAAAAATTATATATTTTTATAGGTACAATTGACAATGATCTAAATTTATTATT